CACCCCGCCGGGCTTCGCATATATCGTATGCGCCTTACTGCCGCTCTCTATCGTCGGCGCATATATCATATCCGATGACATCACGGCCATAATATTATTGCCCTGTTTCCCGGCGTAGGTTCTTATGCTGCGACGGTATGCTCCGGTCTTTATCGGGCTTGGCGGACGCTTCGCCTCCGCTTCAATATTCGCGGATACGGCAATCTTCAGGGCTTCCGCGTCCTGTCTGCTGCCAAGCAGCTTAATTAATTTATCAATATTCGCGTCTGTTTTTTCCACGCCGCGCATTACAAAACTTATGCCGAGGCCGCTTTTATCTGTCAACGCGCACCCCCTCTAATTCAACATGCGAGAATATATTTCCGCGCCTTATGACCTTCCGGCCCACGATTAACAGCGTAGTATTATCAGCGGCGAAATACAGCTTATGTCTTATGTCCACGGACTGCGATAATAAATAAATAAATTCAGTAGGGTTATACGCCGCGCCGTCCAACTCCCGCATGATATTCCCGGAGGCTGGGGATCTCCGGCATTTGATATTGTCATCCGCGCCGTTGACATACTTTTGAGACTGATTGTTTGCTATGTCTTTTGTTATCTTTGGCACTAACCAGCGTGCCGCGTCGTTCATGTACCCTATCATATTATGCCTTCGTTATAATCCAGTTAGCTTTATATTTACGGATAGTGTTTTGCACTTCCAGCGGAAGACCATCGAAAAATGAAGCGTTGCCGGTGCCGAACCCTTCACCGGATACGCCAGCCCGACCGGGATATTTAAACTCACGCATTACAAGCGCGGAAACGGCCTCCTGTATATCTGCGGGGATAGTACTGTATCCTGCCGTATATGTTATTTTATAATTCCTTATTCCCTTCGCAAACCCTGCGGACATGTAAATATAATCACTGCAAACCTGATAATCAGCGGCGTCAATCAGCGTCGCGCTTCCTTCGTCGTCAACCTCGTATAATGAGGCTACCGCCGTTACGGGCCGGTCGTAAACAAACAGCTTCCCGCCGCCGGTGCCGTTATAATATTCATCGGTATATGTCGCGGATTCAAAACTTGACCGCTCGCACTTGCCCGTAAACACCCCGCCCATCCTCGTTATCAGCCGCGTAATTTGTGCGTCCTGCGTTGCGTCCAGATTGTAATCCGTTTTAAAATCCGCTAATGTTATAAGCATTTTTGCCTCTTCGTAAACCCCGGAGCGAGGGTATGTTTCAACCCCCGCCCCCGGTATAATTTACTTGTAATACAGCGTCACGCCGACGGTGTCAGTGATGTCGGTCGTCAGAAACAGCCCGGAGAATTTTGAATTTTCCGGGGGCGTCCATGTGTAGGGCACTCCGGTTACGAGTTTAATCTGTAGCCTTGTCCGATACATGGATGTGGTGTCGCCGTTGTACTGATTCTGCCACCTGTCCTCGAGCTTTACCAGCACCGTTGAATCACCCGGCGCGATTATCGCCTTGACGATGTTTAACGATTTGGTATCACCGCCAAGCGCGGCAGGGTAAATGGTCGTCCTCGTAGCGGCAGCGCATACAAGGGCGAAAGTATCGCCCTGAGTAGAGCTACCGGCGAGGACGGGAGCCGCGCTTAACAGTACCAGCGCGCTTAAAATTGCTATGAAAAGAATTGTCTGCTTCACTTTTTTTATCCTCCTCGATATTGTTTTTTTTACATACGGCGGGCCGCATCATTCTATCCGACACGGCCCACCGGTTAATCATCGAAAATTACAGTGTGCCACCGGGCAGTCCGGTCAATGCGCTCCATCCCTTTATGTTCGGTTTGGTTTCGCACGCCCACCTGAAGCGGGTCACTATCACGGTCTGGTCGTTCAGTATGCGAAGCTGGTCGGCCTTACGGACAACAAGCGGCTGCCTTTCAACCTCAAATAGGTTTTTCGGATCGCCTAACAGGATGGTCGATTTGTCCGCGCCGGTTCCGAGGGTCTTTGATACCTGCGTAGATATGTTATACGGCATCATCCATATCGTTGCGGGTCTTCCCCCTTCCGGCGGGCTCCAGATATACCGCTTCTGTTCATCTTTCTCAAACATCAGATCAAACAACGACTTCCTGCGCATAAAAAGCTCTTCTCCGCCGGTTACATAGTCATCGTCAAGCGCGCGCGCGAGGTTATAGATGTCCTCGAAACAAGCTATAACGCCCTTTGCCGCGACCTGCTGTGATGTGCCAACCTGCGAATATACGCCGGTGAACGGGGTAGACCCGCAAAGTATCTGCTCGTCCTTTGCTTTATCGGAGTCCTTTTTCGCCTGGTAAAGGATGACCTGGTCGAGATCGTAAGATTCATCTTCAAGCAGTTCGTTCGAAAGGTAGATGTACGACATCCTTTTATTAGCGGCGACCGTGACTTTATCTGTCTTGGTGTCGGTCTGGTCAATTGCGGATGCCTCGGTTTCCCACGCGCCGGACATTTCGGTCGTTATATACGGCATTATCATCTGATAGCCCTTATTCAGCGGAGCCTGATACGCCTTGCCGGTGATGACGGGATTGTACGGCGGCACCTGTATAAGGTTCTGCGCGTAAACAGGGATAACCAGCTCGTTGCCGTAATACTGGGTACCCTCGGCAAGCGCGGTCGCCTTATTTACCGCTGAGTCGATGAATGATCCCTTGCGGTAGCCTTCCGAAAATTCCTTCTGCACGGCTTCCGCGGCCTCTTTGCGGACATTCAGGCCATACATAAACCGGACTTTGTCAGTAAGCGTCGGCTCTTTGCCTTTCGCTTCCGTGGCGAGTTTCATTATCTCTTCTTTCGTCAGCTCTTTCTTCTCGTGCAGTTTGGCAAGGGCCTCGTCCATCATCCGCACCACTTTATCTTCGGTGAGCGCGTCGGCCTTTACGGAGGCCATTTCCTTTCTGGCTTCGGTGATGAGATTTAATGCCTCATCTACTTTTGCCTTGATTTCGTTAATGGGTTCAGGCATTTTATTTGCCCTCCTTTAATTTTGCGAGCATATCGTCAACGCTCGCGTTAAGATTTTTAATTTCGGTCTGTATCTCTTCGGCCCGCTGCCTGTCGGCCTCGGCCTGCTTGTTTTCCTCAGTGTCCTCCGTAGCAATTAACAATTCATTTAGCGCATCTGCGGCGGCCTGGATTTTCGCGCGGTTCGCGGCAGAGATCACCTTTCCGGCTTTCGTTTCCGTTTCATTTAACGGCTGATAATCACACGCGCCGAAAGTCTTTAAAACCGTCTCGGCCATTTCGCGCCGGATGTCATCACCCATAAGCGCGCTTTGTAATGCCTGCGGATGGGCGGGGACAAGCACCTGTGAGATTTCGAGTAATTCCCCTTTCGTGTATTTCCGGGAAAACTCTTTTCCATCTCCGTCAATCCATTCGCGCGCCATAAATCCTATTGAGTAGGCCGCTATTCCTTTTTGAGCCAAGAAAAACCCCCAGTCCGCTTCGGCGTTTCCTTTCCCAACAAAATATTCAAAAAGATTTTCGATGGCCTCCTCTGTAAGATTAATTTCAAGCGACATCCCTATGTTTTTTCTTAAATCCGTGAAATAATCATGCGATGACAAAAGAACGCCATGACTAATATAATTCTGTATCGTTTCAGCAAACATTTTAGGAATGACTATTTCGTTATATCTATCAGGCGCAATCGTGGATGTTCGCGCCTTGACAAGATGTTTCTTCTCGTCTATATCTATTATTTTAGAATGATAGACCTTTATTATTTTCTTGGGTTTTTCCATATTCTTAATCCTCCATTATCCTTGTAGCTATGGTGCAATGACAATTTATAACATTTTCTGCGCTGCCGGACGGATCGCCGGGGTATTCCAGTTTCTCCCCGCCGACATCGAATGATTCACCGACCGCGACTACCTGCCCGTTTGCGTCAGCATGAGCGTCGCGCATGTTATCAAGCCCGGACGCGATCCATTCTTCGCCGAGTTTGAGGCCCGTTATCTTCTCAGCCTGCTTAAGCGATTCATCGGCGGCAAAGTTTCCCGCGCTGTTCAATTCCGTTTGCGCGATGCGTACCGTTTCATAATGCTTTAATTCCGTTAGCTTCTCGTTCAGTCGCGTCCCGATTTCTTCTATTCCCAGCCCTTCTTTTTGCGCGGTTTCAATTATTTGATTTACCTTGTTTTTCGCCGTATCTTTAACGAGTTTAGCGTTTGCCAGTCCCTGCCGCTTGATAAACTTGCCAACGCGGGGGTCGGAAATATTAAAGGTGAAATTCGTGCCGGCAAGCGCGTTGACTTCCTCGGCCCTGATTTTTCCCTCGATTTCAGCAACCTTGCCGTAATGTTTCGCGGACATTTTCGCTTTGCGCTCCACGAACGCGCCTTCGTCGAACAATTCAAACTTAGCGGCCTTCGTTACGCTCTTTTCCTGTTTATCCCAAATCTCCACCACTTCATCAATCAAATCATCAAACAGCCCGTCTAATTCTTTTTTGTACGCCGTTACTGATTTCAGCGCACGCGTTATATAATTTTCAAGATATTTTTCGGCCCCGATAACATCAGTTATCCCTTTGCCTTTGCGCTTGATGCCCTTTTTCGCCCCGTGGTAACGCTTTCCCGTTTCCGGCGGCTCATTGTCCGCCTCCGGGGGGGTTTCTTCATCCTCCGGCTCCGCAACGCTTCCCGCTGGCTGTAACGAGTACGGGAGATACCCGACATCACCACCTGGTATTTTATCAATCTTTAATCCCACAAATTGAGCCGCGGTGTCAAACGGCACGCCCATTGCCCATAATTTATTAACCTGTTCGATTCGCGGGGTCAGGTTTTCGCGCAACGCCTCAACCCGGGAAAAATCCTGCGCGTACCAGAGATTCATGGATTTGTCATATTCCATGATTATCGGGTCATGCCCGTTTGCGATAATTTCCGACATCGGGATTAACGCTTCTTCCCATCCTATTTTTACGGCAACCTCATAATTTGAGTAGCTCGCATTATCAAGCACATTCAACAGCAACGCGGGTATATGCGTAACGCATATAATCCCTTCCCGTAGCATTTTCGCGCCGAGGATATACTCCATGTCGCGCTGGCTCATATTTGGCACGGTTTTAATCTCGCCGCCGCCGGTAAGGTATCCCATTGCTCCGGCCTTCTCAACGCCTTTCTGTTCCTGCTCCCACCATTCTTTAAAGGTCTTCAGCTTCCCGGTGTCAACTTCCTGATTAGCCGGGAACTGTATATAATTCGGCGGGGTCGCATTATTCTTTAGCGTGCGGTTATTATATTTTATATATCCGTTATCGTTCTCGATCTGTAGCCGCGCAGGTGCCATTTCCGGCATTCCCCAAAATTCATCAAGCGGATTGTAAAGCTGTATGTGTAATATTTCATCAAGCTGGTAGGCTTTCTGCGATCCTGCCAGCGTGGTATAAACATACCCAACCTTCTCCTCGGTGGTTTCGTTTATTACAACACGCATCCGCGCGGGTGATAGCGGTTTTATGCGGAATGTTTTACCGCTTGCTTTTCCCTTTTCTTCAAGCCCGTAGAAATTACCTGCTAACATTAAGGAGGCGCAAATAAAATACATATACCGCTGATAATTCCATCCGGGATAAGGCTTATAAAATACATCCAGCGCGGGGTGGTTATTGATTACTTCCTCTTTATCGCCTTTAAGGGCTTTAACTATCATCGGAACGCTTGACAGGTTCCGGCCCATAAAGGACACCGCTGTTTTTACCCAAACATTATCGCGGTAGCTCTCCAGATATTTATTCTCGTTTCCGTTCTGCGGTTTCGGGATTTCATCCTTGCCGCCGACTCCCCACTCGCCGAGTATTTTCAGCCAGTCCCCGTTTGATAATGATTTCTTCCGCAGTTCGGTTAGGTCTTTACGCAACACCGATAACGCGGCGCGCTTTAATATATTCATATCACGCCCCCGCCGGAGCATACTTCCCGGAGCGCGTACCGCTTGTTATGCCAGGCTATTGCATATGCCATTATCCGGTCATCGTGGTAGCCGTCCGGCGCATTGGTTCCCCCGCGTTCGTCGCCCTGATATATAAACATCTCGTCAAGCAACTCACGGGAATGTATAACCGTTTCGCCTTTGCGTATAGCCTCTTCCAGTCCGTCTATGATTATTTTCTTGCTGTCCTTCGTGGTTTCAAAGCCGGGCTCCCCGTTTGTTTTGCGGACAGGCATTTTGTCATGGTATATATTTTTAGTGCCGAGGTGCTTAAACTCCAACAGCACCGCGTGCCCGTGGTTATTCCGCTCAACCGATATGATATATTTAACCCCGGCGGGTAATGTTTTAATCCATATGTCAACTTCATGCGCGATAATATCGGGCTTTAAATACCCGGATGATTCCGCGACCTGCTCTCCGGTATTAGCGTCTATGACCTGCACCGCGTAAGGGTCGCCGCCCTGTACGCCGAATGACGGGTCAATGCCTATCGACAGCGTCATCCCGTCTTTAATTGATGTGTATTGTTTCCAGCGGCCGTCTATCGCGATAATATTCTTTTCCTGCGCCTTTACATGTTCAGAATCGAATACGGGATTGCCGGACTGAATAAAGCCGTCCTCCTCGTTCTCCGGGTGATCCTGATTCATCTTCGCCCTTGACATCACGGAAGCCGTATCTTTATACCAGGCTTCATCTCTCGTCGGGTCGCTTCGCCAGTTGAAAAAATGAGGGACATAGATACTGTCTCCCCTCTTCGCGTTGTAATATTGCAGCCGGAAATGGTTAAAACCAAAGGCAGAGGATGCAACGCTGATATGCTTTGCCCTTGATTGAGAAGATGAAAATATCTCCTCGAACCGGCGCATAAAAGCAGCTTCGTCAATGAAAATATAATATGCGTTGTCAGACCGGACATTATCCCCGGTCGCGGCGTAGGATTCGAATATCCCCCCGCGCGAGGTCTCAATGTAACTGTCATTGGCTTTGATATATTTCGGGCGCATCCACGGCTTTAACCTGGAATGAATAAACTTAATTTTGCGGATTAGCTTCATGCTGTCCGTTTCGTTTTTCGATAGATTAAAGAATTTGCGGTTATCTCCCTGCATCTCAAGCCAGACCTCAACGGCCGTGTTAATCCATGATACGCCGATTTGAACGCCCTTGTATGCCATATTCCGCTTATTCCGTACCAGGCTCCAAACATAATCTTCCTGCCATTTCCAGAGTTTTAATTTTATCTCCGTGCCGTCATCCCGCTGAATCCAAACACAATTTTTGATGAAATATACGGGGTCGTGTGCAATGCGGTCTTTTATCGCCTGTAATGGATTAGCGCGGTAATATGCGCCGAGTGACATGCCGGGCCTTGCCGGTGCGGTCTGCTGGGTCATTACCGCTGTTGTCATAATTCGATGCCAGCCAGCCGGTCGGTAAACTTCTCAAACTCCGCTTTCGCTTCGGGGTCTAATTCAAGTTTCGCCTGAATGTCAATATTGATTTTCGTTTCGGTGGATTGAATATTAGCGTCAAGCTCAATGCGCTGGGCCGCCTTGCCGTCCACGCGGTCGATGACTTCTTTGATCGCGGCGACATCGCCGGTGTATGCCATACGGACTAACTGCTTTGCTACGGCCTGCCCTGCCTTTATCGTTTTTTCAGTTCCTATGATTTTAACTTTCCTTTTAAGCTCTTTGTTTATGAGGTTAACAATTGATATGGGGCGGCCTCCGGGGTTGCCGGACTGTCCTTTCTTAAATTGATATGGAGCGAGCCTGTGCTGTTCTCCTGCTGTATTCAGTGTTTTCGGCGTATCGCTCATTATCCCCCTCAAAATTAAAGCGGAAGCCTCGAATGAGACCTCCGCTTAATAGTCGTGAGTAAATATTAAATTTTGGGCCGCTGCCCGTTACAACAGAATTATAACCCCTGCCGGGTTAAAAGTCAAATATTATTTATTCGCCGTTAGTTTCTTCTTAAAACTGATCAATATTTTTTCCGTATCTCCCTCGCCGTAAACCTTGTACCATACCCGCTTATCCCGACAGGCTTGCTGAACATCCGGCAGGCTTGCCCGGTTCAATATTTCAATGGCTTCGTTAATATTAATCATATTTCGACATACTCCGCCCATTCCGCTTTAGTCCACCACCTGCCGAGATAGTAATGCCGCCGGCAGTCGGGGCAATAGTAGTTGCGCTCCGCACCGAGGCCCCCGGTAATATCCGTTAATTTACGGCTTCCACACTGGCAGGGGGTCATTCGATAACCTCGAAATCGCCGCTTTCCTTTTTACCTGTCGGCGCGTCTGATACAATTTCAATATTTATGCGTAGTATTTTTTCCTGTAATTTAGGCAGGTCTTTAATCTGGTCGTAGGTAGTTTCGGCAATATCAAACTCAACACGCCACCCCCGGTCCGAACGGAGCTGCTTGATAAAAGGATTGAACGCAAGGAATGACACGGCTGTTTTTTCGCTCATGCTTCACCTCGGATTAATTTTAGCATTTTCGGCGGCGATGTCAATGTTTTTTCTGCGAGGGTCGCGATGCAAATGAAACCCCGGCGCAAAGTGCCGGATCAGGAACCGGATTAGTTTAAGCATTTCATCCCTCCACAATTTTGATTAGTTCGTCAAGGCTGCGGAATATGAAATATTCAAAACCGAGATGTTCAACCGTCCGCTGAAATTCGGCCTGCTCCGGGGATTGTTTCCCCGTTAATGTTTTCGCCTCGCAGAATATCGCCCTGCCAGTGCAGCAGGATAATTCCCCTTTCTTAAATATTATCAGATCCGCGCTGCCCTTCTTCCCGTATCTGATAAACCGCCTTCCGCCCTTATTATCGCTAACCGGCATGGCCCCGGAATTGTTTCGGATGTAATATAATTTACCCTGCCGTTCCTGATAATTCAGCCAGTCCGTGCAGGCTCGCATTATTTCCGCTTCGCTGATTTTAAGTTTCATCCCCTCATCCCCACAACCTGCTTGATATACTCCCATAGCCCCACTGAGCTTCTCCACCGCTTTATAGCGGGGTCGTAAAGTAGCCGCCTGTCTCGCGGGTCTATCGGTTTCATTACTGTTTTCATTTCCGTTTCAGCCTCCTTTTATTCGCCGTGCTTCGGGTCATAGCCGATGCTGAATGTCAATGCCAAGTGTTGCCCGGCATCCGGTTTGATATGTGTATTTTTTTACAGCCAATCCCTCCGGTCGGCGCAAGGCACTTAACAACAATGCTATTTCGGCCCTGCTGTTATAATTCTTAAAGGCAAATGGGTGTAGCCTTGTCCATGTCCTGTTTTTTCTTAATTCAATCCATCCCCACCCTGGGGGTAAATCTTCGGTAGTTATTATCCCTTTATTACAGAGATAGTATCTATACATACCCATCCCTTGTTCGGGATGCCGTCTAAAAAACTTCGCCCTGTCTGCCAAAAAGTCTTGCCGAGTTGCCTTAACTTCGATTATTGTAGACAGGTGGGGCTTCCAGCCGATAGCATCCGCTTCTTCTCCATACCCTCCTGACATTTCAGATATAACACATGAATGTCCGTTTGATATAAGCCAACGCTTGGCCTTTTCAATTAGTTCTGTATGGGATGCCATCGGATTTTTCATCTCTCCCCCTTTTCGTTGTCAACGGAATGGTTAATTAAATGCCGGGGGTTCTGCGTCCTCGCCCCGGCAATATTGTTATTTCAGGTCGATAAAAGGAACTGGGGCGTTTCCGGTCATCATTGTTGGCAATGCTCCATTCCATTTTTCAATAGCCTTTAGTGATACATAGTCCTTGCCGCCCTGCTTTGTTATGGCCTCGCATTGTATCCGTATGGCTTCCGCTTCTCCCCTTGACTGTTCAACTCTCTGTTCTGCCTCAAATTTTACCCGCTCAAGGTCGCGTTGGGCCTTTAGCGCATACTGTGAGGCAGTAACCTTCTTTTCTATTGCGTCCGAAAATTCAGTGTCAAAAGTGAACCCCGTTATGCTCACCGTTTCAAGAATTATTCCGTGCTGTTGTAGCCGTCCTTTTAGACTCTGCTCAATTTTCTCTTTTACAAGGGGTCTTTCGGTTATCAGTTTTTCGGCATCAAACTGGGCTGTGCTTGATTTAACCGCCTCCTGTACTGCCGGAAATATAACCCTGTCCTCCCAGTCCTTACGCATGGTAGAAAAAATATCAATGACTTTCAATGCGTCAAGTTTGTAGTTTAGCGTTACTTCTGTTTTGACATTCTGTAAATCTTTACTTGCCGCCTCTGCCGTCACGAGCATTTTAAGAACCTGAACGGGCATATCCACCACTTGCGACACAAACGGAACCACGAAATAAAGGCCAGGTTCCTTAACCTCTCCCGTTGGAGCGGAGAACCGCAAGGCCACGCCCTTAGCCCCTGCCGGAACCGTACCGCATGATGATACAAACAGTATCACCACAAACAAAGCTACAATCAAAAACAAGTAGATAAGGCTGTTGCTGATGCATTCAGCCTGCTGAATTTTGAAATTAAAAAAAATTGC